TTACTCCCATATATTCTCTTGGTTGTCCCAGTACATCCCGTCACCCTTTTTCACCTCGAATACCTGTTGGAAAATGGCGGAACGCGCTAAAGGTACGTTGGTTCTATATTTGTCGATGGGATGTGGGTTGGTCACGAGCTGGTATCGTGTGCTTTGCTTTTCGATTTTTTGCCGCATGTTGTAGGCAAAGTACACATAGAACAGCCGGAAATGATAATACGTAATCAAGGGGGACCACTTGTTCCGTAAGCAATAATCCCGTAAATATTCTTCGCATATATGCAGCCCAGAAATGTCGGCAATGTCTTCGTCCAAGGTCAACGCGAAATCCTTGTGCTTAAAATACTTGTCGTCCTTGGCAAACGCTTCGTATTGGCGCACAATTTCTTTCTGTCGTTTGTCGTACCGCTCCCTGTCCCGCTTGGACCACCAATCGCGGAACGCTCCCCGGTGGTCGTACCGGCTGCCAATGTTGTCCAGGGCATGGGTCAATTCGTGTGCTATCGTAAAGCCCATATTCGCCAAATTGTACTCGGTCCCCTCTTCGTCCAAGTTGAGAAAAGGTTTTTGCATATACGCAGTGGTCACCTGAATCGTGTTGGTCTGCGCACTGTACGCGGCGTTCACGTGAAACGAGGGCATGTTGACGATTTGTGCTGGATATTTGGTGAAGTCCAGCACGGTGAGCGTACGTATCACGTCTTGACGGTCATGAATATACAGCCGATGACGCCATTCCGCGACCTTCAGGAAGTTTCCCAGGTAGTCATCCGCTGCGAACCCCAACAGTGGCAGCACTGGATGCGGGAACTTAGCCGACCCGATTTCCATCCCCACGTGGGCAATTTTGAACCGTGCGTACCGTCTCGTCTTGGGTTCCAGCCACGTATTTCTCTCCAATTGGTCCATCAAGACATCCCGTAACGAAGTCGCTAGCCGTTGTGTATACACCGTATTGGCTTCGTTGTGAGCATAATCAATGTACTCGTTGTTTAGAAGCCCCCCAAATGCGTACAGACAAGAATTGACCACTGCATGCTGCTTGGTGGCGCGAATAGAGGACGCCAGACCTTGTGCCTCCGCACCATAAAAGGTGTAAAAGATGCGCTCCCATCGGTCCGTCAGCCGCGCCACGTAGCGCGCCACCAGCCACACCCAATAGGAACGCCATTTCTCGCTGTTCCATTCTTCCATCAGCATCTGCGTACAGGATTGGAAAAAATCCAAGTTCTCCACGTAGAAGAACGCAGGAGGGGTCGCATAACCCATGGCCGTGGCGTAGGCGTCCCAGTCGAAACCATATGTGGCAAGTGCTTCGTGACGCGTGACCTTCGTATAGGTATTTCGACCATTTGCTTCGTACTTTTCCTGAAACAGAAGAGAGAAAAACCGTTGAGCGACGTCCAATACATCGTTGGACCGTAAAGACCCCTCTTTAGGCAAGGTCGTTTGAAAGAGTGTTTGCACGTATTTCTTGAAGAGCGTGCGGTATCCGACCCTCTGGTCTTCGTACTCGTACGCATGGACGTCAAAAATAGCGAATTGATGAGGCAATACGTAGTCCGCCTGCTTCATGGGTTCTTTGAAATCGGGTGCTTTGCGCCATTGGAAGGGTCCATAAGCATTGGTGAGGTCGTTTCGATTGACCCAGGCCAACATGGACCACACATTGGCCTTGTCACTGCGCAACGTATCAATATGTTGCACCATCTTCTTTAGATACGCTTTGCTGTTGGAAATGGAATTGAAACGCATGCTCGAGTCAAAAAAGTGTTTGAGTTCGTCGGCGACACGATGGTTGCTGCGACGCTGTATATAAGTTCGTAGAATGGCGTACAGCTCGTCAAACACCTTGTACTGTGTGACACGGACGTTGTCGACACGATTTAAGTATTTGGAAGAAGTGGGGGTAACCCATCCCTGGTTGATGAAGCTATAGAAGTCATTCTGTGCCAGGGTTTTGTCCAAGACAAACCGCATCAACATGTCCGGGTCGCTGCTATCTAAAGCGGTCTTCGGCATCGTCTTCCTGTTTTTCTTTGTTCTGGTGGGGGCGTTTTTTTTGTCAGAATGAGACTTCTTCTTCTTCTTGTTGGTTTCATTGCGTGTCATGCGTTTGTGTTTGTGTGTTTGTATTCGTTATATTATTGAAATATTAAATTTTGTTCATCTAGATATTTCAATACAATAAAAGCAAAAAAAAAGAGGTCCTACCGAGATTCGAACTCGGATGGTGAGATTCAAAGTCTCAAATGCTAACCGTTACATCATAGGACCGTCCTTGCTGGTTCCAGGGTTGTTTTCAAAGGATACGTCGTTGGATATCCATGATTTTGAATATGTACCCAATAAGGCAGTGAATTTTGCTGTATGGAACCTTAACCTCCCTATATCACACTCGCCATATTACATTCATATCTTGGCTTTAAGTGGTTTTTTGTTCAAAATACAAATACTTACTTATTTAATTTATTTGTTGTTTCTCTTTCTGTTTCTGTTTCTCTTTCTGTTTCTCTTTCTGTTTCTGTTTCTGTTTCATGCAACCAAAAGCGGTTGTAATCCTTGGGGTAGTCCAACAACAATTCGTGACCCTTTCGAATCGTGTTTTTTGCAAACAAGGCACGCTTCTTGAGTTCACAGTTGGCTTTTCCGGGAATTTCATTGATATAATTGGTCAAATTCTTGCTGCGATACGGTTCTTCTTTGGCCACCAACACTTTCCAAATACGTCTCATGGGATAGGTATGGAGAGAATGTTGTTTGTACGGACCATACTTTTGGGTAAAGGCTTTCCATTTCATTTCCTTGCCATAATAGTCGGCGATTTTGGTGCCAGCTTCAATGTCTTTACGCGCGAACACACCGAGTCCCTCAATCGGCGACCTCTTGATGACCACCCACTCGTTCTCTATCTTAGGACGCCGTCGAAGCGTCTTTGCATTCTTCTTCTCCATACATATAAGCCCACATATAATAATATTTTTTTAAATTAAGGACAAAAAAACGTTTAATAACCTACCTAGTTTCCCGATTGTCTAAAAGTGCATGATTTTCGCTGATATTTTATATACATTTGTTTCAGAAAATGTATAAAAACCATTGCACCTTTTGTTTTTTTCTGGGTATATAATACATACAATAGGAGATTATGAAACCTCATATAGATATAACTAAGATAACTGAGAATATGAGACATACAAGACCTCCAGAAAATAACGCTACCCGCACGTTTGGAAATTTGTATCATAGTCTTTCGACACCAGCAACGGAACAAGAACGTTTAAAAACTAAAAAGGCTAAAGAACTTGCTGATCATGGATTGCAAATAGGAAAATGTTACACTCTAGCTCTAGCAAAAGATCATCGGCCACTTTATAACCAAGTCACACTAATCGGCTTCACACCCCAGACATATCCGAAAGAAAATTTTACATTGACATTCAAGGTACACGATATTGGCGTCAAAGAAAAAGTAATTACTACTAACCCTTTTTGGAATTCACAAGGAAAAATGAATTATGAATTAGACCCATTGGATACAAAAATATGTGACACACAAGCTGAAATAAATGCGGAAGTTTATAGAGACATTGAAAACATGAGGAACGCGATGAAGAATCCAGAAACACCAACATCATTAAGTGAAAAGGAAAAGAAAGAGATAGTGGACATGATAGCAGCAGACCCTATTTACTTGACCAAATGGAAGCGTGTAGGAAAGGGAGGAAAGGTAAAAAACACAAGAAGGACCAGAAACACAAGAAGGACCAGAAACACAAGAAGGACCAGAAACACAAGAAGGACCAGAAACACAAGAAGGACCAGAAACACAAGAAGGACAAGGAGGACATAACTCACTTGGTCACCAATTTTGTCGCCGCTCTCTGTAGGCGTTCATGGTCTCGGTCTATAAATTCATCAATTCTTTACAAATGGTTCTAGAAAAAAAGAAAGCTTCTTTCTATACACAAAATATATCTATATATCTATATTTGTAGATATATATAATATACAATACACATAAAGTATTCAGATGCCGGAATTTGGGTTCTATCTTCATGTCTTCTTTATGCTGCTGTCATTGGTCATCATTTTTACGGTCACGTATATCGTGTTGACCAACTTCCATGAGTTCTATCATATGCACTTTTACAAACAAATTGTCTTCTTGACCTCGTTGGCCATCTGCGTCTCCTCCCACGAAATTGTCAACTACAACTTCATCAAGACATTTGGATACAGTCCGTTTTATGTCTAACACCGAAACGCAAAGGCGAAGACGCCCACTCCCACAATACCCAACACCAGACCGGCATGGTAATTGAACTGCAACTCGCGGTACATTTGCAACCACGCGCGCACTTCCTCTGGCTTGTGCATGTGATTGAGCATCCAATCCGTTTTGGGGTGCAGCATATAGTAGAAATAGTTTGTCACAAAGGACGTGGCCACGACGGTACAAACGAGGGGGGCAGCACCCATTTTCACCTTCTTCACCTTCTCATTGTAGAAGATAATGCCGAGAGAAAGCAACACACCCAGCGCATATCCTTGAAAACTAATGATGCTTCTCTCCTCGGTTATGCGGGCATACCGTTGTTGCAAATCCGTAGGCATTGACGACAAATAATGTCGCACCACTTCACTCTTCCCAGCCATATTGTAAAAGTAAATCATCGCAATGACAAAGATTGCCGATACCATGCAACTGATTGCGCACGCCATTTTGTCTCTGATAATATAGTATACCAATAATATATTATTTGTTTTCTCTCCATTCATCCTTATACATAAAATTTTTTTCCCTCAACATACTGTATATACTGAATAGATTAATGCTGACTACCCTTGTTACCTGCGCCTTTACGATGAAGGTGGTTTTTATCGTGTTAGCGATAACGTACTTGTACACAAAACGAGTGCACCCAAACGATGCCCCACGCTTGAACAAATTGCAATATTGGAAGGACCGTGTCGAATTCGTTTTTGTCTTCTTAATGTCTATTTTACTGCTGTACCTGTTCAACCCGTACGCCAACAATGTGCACCGGATAACCAAGGAGACCAAACTCTTGTTGTATCTCTTTGGCTTCATCCTCATTCTCACTGCTCAGTGGAATGTCTTTGTCACCGAGGCCCCTTGGTTCCAGGATTTGCGCAGGGTCTTAAGCAACTCATCCTAAATGCTCAATTCGGTCCTCGTCCAACAACATGACCGCCATGGCAGCATAATTGTGCAAGTCGACCAGCGTGTCACGCACACTCTCATTGTTCACAAGATGTACACCGGATTTGGTCACCGAACTGAGTCGCTGGATTTTGTCGCCTAGACGCACCAAGACACCCACCGGCCCAAACGTCGCAAAGGCGTCACCGTAATCCGTGTTCTTCTTACGAAACAATTCCAGTGCCTCCTCTTGCACACGCATCATTTGACCCACTCTTCTCTCTGTACCATTTGTTCTTCTATCCATTTTGTATCCCAATATAATGAATGATTTGAACTCAATTGTTTAAATCATTTTCTTACATTCGCTTTCTTTGCGCTAAATAACCTGCCGAACTTCTACCGACCATACCAACATCGGTGTGTGGTTTGTAAATGAACGTACCCTTGCTCACAGTGTAACATAAGTTGCTTGAGCAACCATTGTACATCTTGTTGTAAGGAAGCAACGTGGTGTCGAACAATGTTTTGTAGTTGGTGGCACGGTTCAAACGGTTAGACGGATACGACGGGTTGATGGTCGCATAAAGAATAGCAGACATCATTGACATGTTTGGGGGTTATATATAGAAAAGACGTAGATTATATATTTTATATGTTTATTTTCTACCACAGGACCCGCAACCCGGTCTCACATTGTGCACACGGGCAATGAAGGGAGCACTCAACGAGGACGACACCGAAACGGGTGCCGGGGATTTGGGTTGTGGAGCAACGCCTAAACTTGCCGAACGTGGTTGCGGAGGCGCCATGGCCGACCGATTTCCGTTGGATAGAAACATGTTCATCTTTGCGGGCATTATTTTTTTTTATATATAACATTATATAAAAAAAAAATAAATAAATGTCTTCTATGTTCCAAAAGACGTGCAATAACTTTAAATTGTTGTCAAATTTGTAATGACATCCACTGGGACGGTACAGTCTAACCCATACACATTGCCTGTGGTGGTATACAACCCAGAGGGGAAGGTCACGTTGCCATCGGTTCCATTGCAATTGCATGGGAAATAGACAAGCAATTCGCTGGCTAAGGCAGTGGTGATGGTGCCATCCGCAAACTGAACAGTGTAGACACCCCCTTCGAGGGAGATATCGATGACCAATGCCTGCGAATAGAATGTGTTCCCTGGTTCAATAGCGTACACATATTGACCAACTTGGAAAGGAGTACTGGAGGACAGTGTTGGATACGCTTGCCAGAGCGGGTTGTTGAAGAGACGAATGTCTTGCGCCAACGTGTTGTTGATGGGACAGTCACATCCCGTGACAATGTTGGTCTTGATCGTTTTGCCTCCGTACACCGGTGCCGCACAATTAAAGGGCACGGGGGAACCGAAATTCGGTGGCACGACACCGCGGCGTAAGGGCGCCTTGCCCTTCAAGCGATTCAAATATCGGTCGTATGAATTGTGCTTGATGTCACATCCTTTGCCACCGGGGGTTTGGCATCCTGGACGACTGGAGGTCACAGACGTGCGACGACTGTTCATGGAGGTACGAAACCCGGTCGGAACGGACGACGGTTGCACACTGGGGACTGGACGGTCACTCATTTGGTTCCAACACACATTGTAATATCCTTGTTGCGGATGGTTCAGGGGTGGGGTGTAAGCGGTCAGTGGTCCTAAATTGGCCGTATAGAGAGAACCTTGCACACGAACGGTGTTTTGAATCACCTTCAACTTTTGGTATTGGTCCGCGGGCGATGTTCCACCGACATTTGTTTGGGTTCTGTTTGGAAAATTGGGGTTGCAACTACGCCAACGGTAGTACATCGCTGGCACGCCTAATTGTTTCGCATACGGCACATTGTAGACAATTGACGTTAATCCGATTTGGCTCATATCCCTTATGTATGTATAATATATATAAATATTTAAAGAAAAATGTTGCAATAGGGAGTGGGGGGGGCAAGGGTTGTTGTTGGCCTAATTTATAAAATTGCATGCATGCATGCGCAACTGAAAAGAATTAACATGAAAAATTGATTCAAACAAGCAAAAAAGAGGAAAAGGACAATCTCAAAGAAAAAAAACCATGCAAAAGATAGCCGCTGAAGTACCAAATCGAGTCAAACAACCCGCCAAATGCTGTGTGCATTGTGGGAAAAGTTATGCATTGAAGACCAATTTGGACAAGCACGTTGTGCTCTGCGAAATGCTGCATCAGAGCAAAAAACGCAAACACGATGCCATGCAAATCGACGACGAACCACAAGACATTCCGTCTCAAGCCAAACTGTTTCGCATTCTTCTGGAGTTGGGCCACCGGTTCAATCACCTCGAAGAGAAAGTCGACGAGCTCAGCAAATGGGTTGTCAAAAAGAAAAAGAAAATCAATGTCGTCGAGTGGCTGAACACCAACTGTGTACCGACCATTCTCTTTGACCAACTGATTGAGCACATCGTGGTGACGGAGGAAGATGTGCGCTTTCTATTCGAAAATACCTTTTCGGAGACATTAAACAACCTGTTTATGCGCTCAATATATCAGGTGACCGAAAACATATCCGCTCCGTACCCACTGTTTGCCTTTGTACAGAAACAGAATGCATTCTATGTGTATGAAGGAGAAGAGATGAAATGGGTCGAAGCCAGCAGAGAGAAATTGACCAAGTTTCTAAACCGTGTGCACATGAAGTTGCTGAAACGGTTTGGGGACTGGAAGAAGGAGAATCGGTCCAACATCCGGGAAGACGAACAATTGTCGTTGCTTTGTGACAAGACGTCTGTGAAAATGATGGGCATTGATTTTCGCCAAGATGCCACGTACTCCAAAACCAAAGGGGTAATGTATTCGCATATGAAAACAGACATCAAAGCACTTATCGAGTATGAGTTTGAGTTTTAGAAAATTTTGCGTTCGAGAGAAATTTCTGCATTTCACTTACTACTTGTTTTTTTTGTTTTTTTTGTCTTTTTTGTTAGTCAGGGTGTGGACTATGTCAGGTCAATCAATGTAATATGCGAGAAAAAATGTACGTCCAGACAATCGCATAAACAATGATGACCACGAGTGTCACCATGTTTATAATACTTTATTATATATTATCAACGACAATATCTTGATGTAATTTGTTTTACATAATAAAGTATAACGTAATTTACACACTTGGGAAACTCGGTTGCATGGCAATACCGCAAATACCGGCATCATTGGTAGATGACGAACGAGCGATTTTGACATATCCTTGCATGCCCCAGGATGTCCCCCATGAGTTCTTCACCAACCAATAATCGATGCCATTTTCCGTACCGTAGCCAGCAATCAACACTCCATGGTCCAAGTTGGTACCGCAATCGGAGGAGGTCAAGATACCACCAGAATACGACTGAAAGTAACGTGTATCGGCTTCAATCGCGATGGACACGGGTTGGTGGGCAACCGCGTTCTTCAAAGAAATCTGGTCGTTGGGCTTCACATCAGAGCAAGACGAAATGTGTGCAACCGCCGAGCACTTCTGGCAGGTTCCTCCCGTCTTGGTCACACCCGATGAGTACGGATACGCTGACAAGGCACATTGTCCATTCTCAATGACAAATTTGAACGCACCGTCCATCTGGCCTCCGTTGCAGCCATGGGAGCCATAATTGATGCCGGTCGCACAATCCACCAACTCTTGCTCCGACAAATCCACCAATTTGCCCGTCGAAAGGGCCCAGGCTCCCTCAATCGCACCAGTCGCCGAAAAGGTCCAGCAGGACCCACATTGTCCTTGGTCCTTGACGGAGGTCACTGCACCACTCTTGGTCCAATCGACGACAGCAGCCAGACCAGAACCACTGCCACTAAACGACTTGCACCCATATGACCCCACAGCGAGCGGCTTGCCGCTTCCAACAATGGATTCCTTGAACTCCGAGGCAGTCAAATCCGTGAATTGATTGATGCCCATGGTGAAATTCTGTGTTTCGTCCAAATTGTGTTGGACAATGGTGCGCAGATTGGTGCGGAAAATTTGGAATCGATTCTCCATGTCCTCAATGGACAAATATTTTTTGCTAAATCGTTCTTGAAAGTGGTTGAATTGCTTCCACTCGTCCCCGTCGTTTAAAAAGCTGTTCAATTCTCTTCTGCGTAACGCATCACCGGTCACGGTGGCCATGCACAACGCAGCAAATACAAACAATTGTCGGAACATGTTGTTTTTATATATACCGAAACATAAAAAAAACTGTTTAAGTTGGTTTGTTTCTCAGAAATTATCACAACTATCAACAATGCAATTCATAACATGCATAACATTCAATCATTAGAGTTTCAGTTGTATACGCATCCATTTTGTATGCTCTTCGTCCAACATATCAAAGTGTTCTTTGTACACCACACGCTGCAAATCGGCCATCTTCCTGTGCTCGGGGTCTTCTCTCGATTCCATGGCAATGCGAAAGATTTCTTCGCCATACGTGGCCAAGTGATGCATGTCCCGCATAACGCGGCAGAATGTCTCATGTGTATGTTGGGTATAACCTAACTTCTCCATCTCAGCAAAGATGGCTCGCACGGAGGCGTTGTCGTAGCCGTCCTTCACCGTGAAGTGGTTCGTAATGAAGTCCCAAGCACGTATCCTGGTGATGGACTTGTGTGCATTTTGCATTCTGTTTCTCTCCTCGAGGTCCTTGACATAACTGAAAATTCCGTTGCCTACGTTGAAACCAGTGCTCATTTTGTTTTTTGAGAGTTTGTTCAATGAACGAATAAATATGAATATGTATGTATGTATTCCATAGCTTGGGGAAAAAAGCATTTCAATTTTTTTTTGGACCAGTTAGAGTAGGTCACTCAATAAAATGTATATTCTTGCTTTTCCCTTTGTTTATGAAAGATACGACGCACGAAACTGCTGCAACGTCATCAACGGCACATTCAGTTTCTTTGCTTCCAGTACCTTGCCAGTCTCATCGCCTATGTGGTCTTTCACAACGAGTGCAAATGTCTTGCTCGAGACACTCGACCCCAGTTTCGCTCCCACCGATTTCAAAAAGGTTTGTATTCCTTCGTCTCGAAACCCAGTGAGGACGACCGATTTGCCAAACAATGGGTGACCAGAATGGACGACGACTGGCGACACAGGGGTGTTCACCAGTTTCTTCGCCAGACCACACGCATGCAGAAACTGCACGAAATCTGGTATTCTCTCCACGAACGCCTCGGCGGTTTTGTTGGCCATGCCCTTGATTGCCTCAATCTGTGCGACCTTCTTCTTGTCTGTATCCTTCGAGACCAGTACGTCCGGCAATGACTCCATAATCAACTCGAGTTTCTTCTCGCTGAAGCCACGACCGAACATGTTGGAGGCCGACATGAGTGTCACTAATGAGGCAGACTCCACTCTCTCTCGAATGCCGTCGCGCAGCTTGGTGGCCGTTTTCTCCTTGAACCCTTCCACGGTGAAGAAGTCGTCCAAGGTCATCTGAAGCACCTTCGGGACAGAATCAAACCCCGCCTCCATCATGCGTTTGATATTGCCGGTACTGAGCCCTTCCACCCCAATGCCACGGAAAAAGCCCGTGAGATTCTTCTCCTTCACCGTTTCGTCGGCTTCCATGTCCTGCAACACGATGTCGACATGCGTTGCGTTCCACGTATAAGACACTGAAGGCATCTTTGGTTGGCTGGCACGCACCAACACCTTTCGGATATACGGAATCACGTCTCCGCTGCGAATCAGTTCGACGACGGCTCCCACTCCGATACCTTGTTCTTCGATAAAGGCAGCGTTGAACCCCGTGGCAAACGCAATCTGTACCCCTCCGAGGTTGACGGGTTCGATTTGCACACGAGGCTTCAAGTATCCGTCCTTGCTGGCCGCCCACAACACATCCACCACAGTGGCT